CGTCGAGGCACCTAATTGATAATGTATATAAATACAATAGGGATAGATTATAGGGATTCCGAATGCCATATTATTCAACAATAACAGGAACGACAGGACCAACTGGTCCCACTGGACCACAAGGTTCACAGGGCCCGTCTGGTGGCGCAACAGGCGCAACAGGCACAACGGGTGCAACAGGACCGCAAGGATCTGCTGCTGGTTATGTTATAAGTTTCTGGGATGACGGCGACCAAAAATATAAATTGAAAGATTCTCTTACCGGAACCATCTACAATTTAGACAATTTATATGGGAATAATGTGATTGGTCTTGGTTCAATAACCGCAGACAATGTTGGTACTGGATACACACTCTTTGCAGGTCTTTCTGGTGCAGGCTATCCGGGAACAGGGAAGAGTTTTGAGTTTAGGGGCTTCACGGGAGGCGGGGATCTTCATGTATTTGTCACTGGTGATATGATAGGCGTTTCTGGTAGCATAACAGAAAAATATGGCGTTATAGATCTTGCTCAAACAGGACAATTTACTTATCTCAAAACCCCCTATCAAGTAGATGGCGCAACCGGAAATACTTATGACTTTACTCTAGGCAATACCGGCCAGTCTATTAGAATGAAACTGAAGAATCATCAAGAGTATAATAAAAAATACTATAGTACAATTCAATCAGATCTATCAACGGGCTTGCACCGACATTGGAATTTAAGCGAACGAGCATATAATCGGGTAGACAGTATTTCTGGTGGAATAACATTTACAGGTGCAACATTAGCACATGCTCTGATGGGAACAATTGCATATCCTATTGAATCAGATCCTGGTCATATTAACAAGTATTGTTCGGCATTTAATGCAGATTCTAGAGTCTTAGCAGCAGGTGCAGCAGGTGCGAATTTATTATTAGAAGGATTAACAGGAGCGGGTGCAACGGGCAATTCCTTCTCTATGTCTTTGTGGTATTTCGATAAGCAAACGGATGTACAAACTTCGACTTTATCGGAAGAGGCGAGGGGCATATTCTCTATCGGCCTTACTGGAGGAACTACTGTACCAGACATAAATGCTACAGATCATACGATACGAATTTCTACTTCGCCATACTTTATTAATGCAAACGATAAAGGAACACAAATACAAGCAGAACTTTCTTTCAAGGATAGCGCGGGGTCTGTTCACGCCAGAAGCATAACAGCAATTGATAATGACACCACTTATGGGAACTGGAATAACGTAGTTATTACATATGAAGGTGGAGAAGGCGGCGCAGAAATAGAGGGTGGTAAATTCATTCTTTATCACAACGGTTCGGTGTTAGGTAGCACCGAAAATGCTGCTGATTATGGATTTAATTACGGCAGCACGTTTGATATGTTTGTTGGTTATGCTACCGGTTATCCAATCTTCGATGAAGATAGAAGCGATAACCCAGAATATCAAAAACATTTCCCATTTTATGGAAGAACGGAATCTCTAACATTTTGGAATACGGTATTAGGTTCGAGTGATGTTACGAAATTGTGGGCAGGTGGAGATGGTCTTCATTTTGATGAACCCCACAGCATATCACACACAAATGTAAACATTCACCTGCACGATGGTAATGTTCATACTTTGGTTGCACCATTTTCTTTAAATTCGATTAATGTTGGTACAGGAGTTACAGGGCTAAACACCGACTACGGCGATGCTGTTTCGATGACTTTGTTTATTGAGGACGGTCCAGAAGGAATAACATTCCCGAGCAATGTTAAATTTAACGAGCCGCCATCATTTACAGACGGGACAGATATTGTAAATATTCTTTCAATAGATGCCGGTGAAAGTTGGTTAGCGACTATGGCTGGCTCTGGTTTTGGAGTAAGTGGTGAGAGTAGAACTTCTTTGGGTTCTTGTTGTTATTTGGATGGTAATTGTGTAGAATTCAAATCAGAAGAGTATTGTGAAAGAACTGGTGGTGTGTTTAATTTAGCACAGAGTTGTTTCAGTGCTGATTGTGGAATATACAGTAGAGGAGCCTGCTGTACAAATTATGATTACTTCACGGGTGAGCCAGGATGTGTGTCAAATATAACTCGTTATGAATGCGAAAGATTTGGCGGCATTTTCTGGCTAGGAAAGTCTTGTGGCTTAGGTGGATTTCACTGCCCGAACCCATGCACATCAGAAGAAGCATCCGTAGGCGCATGTTGTCGTGGTCCTGCTTCGTGTGAAGAAACTACACTAACAATGTGTGACGAATTAGATGGTGTCTTCCAAGGAGTTGGTACTGTTTGCGAAGAAATAGATTGTTGCTTTGCGTTCGGCGGTCAAGGTGGCACCGAGCAAATTCCAGGTGCTTGGTGTTATTTAACTTCCGAGAATATTGTTAGTTGTGTGGAAAGTTTCTACGGAGATCCCCCAGAGGATGTTGACGGTAATATTATGGCACAGGCAGTATTCATGGGCGTAGGAACAAATTGCAATCAACCAGAAGTAGATTGTACATGTATTGTGGTCCCAGATGAAGACGGTCATCCGATGGGACGAAACATGCCAGTCGGTGGACCGAGGGGATAAAAGATGTCAAGATCGAATCGATATACTAACTTAAAACCTTATAGATATGTTTTAAATTCTAACGACCCACAAGGCACATGTTGTGTTTGTGACGGCAGAAAAATATACACAAGAAAATCAGTCTGTGATGGAATGGTGGATTCATATTTTGCAGAAGGTCAACGTCCAAGTTGGGGAATACACCCGTGCTATGGATACAGCACGAACCCAGAAGAGACAGGTCTTTGCCTTTATTCGAACAAGCAGAATTTACGATCCGATTTGGATGCATCGTACACATGCTTACCCATAACTGTGGGTAATTTAAATAGTCGTGGGGGTATGAATTTCTGCGATTATGAAACTGTTTTTGGTGGAACTAGGATTGAACAAAAGAAAGATTATGAGTTTAGATTTATTGCCCTTCCCTCATGGTCTAAATGCGGCAGTCAAAGCGGTAACGCAGTTCCAGTGGAATTTCTGAGTGATAATTATTCTAGAGATTCTATATCACTAAGAAGAATACTTCCGTTTGATACTGCTGAATCACAGGGACCAATAAAAAAACCCGTGCATAGAAATGCAGGAAAGATACTAAATATCATTAAGAACAATACAGATAACTCTAAAGTTTTACAGATCACGGAAAGTAAAGATGTTAACGACAGAAAAAAAGTTTTAATAAAAACTAGGTTAGATAATCCATGAGCATTCAATTTCGTACAAGAAACAACAATATACAACCAGCCGGATTGACAGGTGCTTGTTGCGTATCCATTGGAACTCCTGGTTGTGAGATTGTTACGTTCAATGAATGCAGCGATATGGGAGGATTTTTTCAGGGAGCGGGTTCTTCGTGTCTTGATTGTACAGAAGAAATGTTTGCCAGAAATTTAACTGGTGTTTGCTGCGCGTGTGATGGCTCTTGTACAGATCAGGTCACCGAGGAATGGTGCAGAAGTAGATATTTGGATCCATCAACCCCAAGAGCATCCTTTCATAGTGGTAAAACTTGTAATGAAGTAGAGTGTGTTTCTTTATCAACTTTCGACTGTTGTTCCAATGGTGTTGTGTTTGGTGGTATATGCAATGAAGAATTATGTAGAGAACTTGGAGGAAGAACTGCCGATTTTGGACAGGGTTGTGATAACAGCAATTTAGTTGCCTATTCTGGTGCATGTTGTAATATATCTGTCGTTGGTTATGAGCGTCCATGTCAATATATGGATGTACAAGATCCAAGATGGAATGGAAGTCCCGAAGCAATGTGTGCTTCTCTTGGAGGGTTATTTTTTCAAGACGAAGTTTGTAGTGAGGGCTTTTGTGTAGATAACAGAAGATCATTGCACGCATGTTGCAGGGGCGATGGTTGTGTGAGTTTGCCCCCCGAAATGTGCAATGACTCTAATGGTATATACATGGGGGAGATTGGGTGTAATGGCGATCCGTGTGGTAACATAGAGTGGGGAGCATGTGTAACAGATACCATGTGTCTGCGATCAGATAGAAACACATGCCATGAATATTCTGGTGAGTGGTTCCCGGGCTATTCTTGTGCGGATAATTTTTTACAGGGAGACTGGAAAAATAATAAAACGGGAAAGGTTTGTAGAGTGTTTGGTGAACCCCAATGCATCGATAGTATAACCGAACAAGATGCAATAGAAATCGCAACACAAGATCATAATGATACTGAGTGGGTGTTCATAGAGGGTGCAATATGCGATGAGTGTCAAGAAAATTATCATTGCTACGATCCAGAAGATGAAGTTGGAATGTGTGTCTATAGCCATGTTCCTGAATCCTTAAACACAAACCCCAGAAGCAGATCTGCTTTCTCCACAAGTAGGGGGTGGTGTAGGCGTTTAGGAAATAAATGGGCACCCATTTCGGGTTATCCAATTTCAAACATATTCAAAGGCTGCGGCTCAGATATATCTCAATTAAGACAACTGGATAGTTTACCAATCAATAATCCTGATGGACTTCTAGACGGATATCCATTCGATTACTATGGTTCGCCACAAGATGGTTTTGCTTTGGGGGCATGTTCTGTTAATGGAATTTGTAATAGTAATGTTTCGCAGTCCAATTGCCAAGCACAGGGTGGATCGTACATGGGTAATGGAACACATTGTAGCAGTCCCCTAATAGCAATTAACGGACAAACCATTGATCCAAACTATTCAAATTATACTAGACTATTAACAAGAAGTACAGAAGGCAGGTTCATAGAATTCATATCTGCATCATATAATGATACTGTAAAGGCATTGCCAGAATTTTACTACAGAACCGATGCAGGAATACATCCGCCAATGGCATTCCCGAACGACAATCTAGAATTACGAAGTCCAACATATAATGCGGCAGCAAGATCGATCAGGGGTAAAAAACTGATCGTAAGCGGAAAAGACGCACCACTAAATAGTCTTAGTAGTATAAAAACCCTTTCGTTTATCGAAAGCGACAGAAATGGTATATATTCATCACTAGACATACACGGAATCAATTTCAATCTATTAAGTGGATTGAAAAAATTGGAAATGATGCCGGATGAAAATATTTCTCTAGAGTCTCTTCCGGCAACCATCGAAGAACTTAATTTACAGGGGTCTAGCAGAAAGACAATAAATGTCACAGTAACACCAAAACCGATACAGGGAAATCAGTATGTCATTGATGGTGTTGAAAGAGATATATTATTCCTTTACCGAGGACACACGTATAGATTCGATCTCTCACACGAAACATTGATCCCTGATACCAATCCTACAACCCACCACCCTCTAAGATTCTCTGAAGTAGTAGACGGTGAGCATGGTGGAGGAATACCGTTTTCACAGGGAGTCGTTGTTAAAAATGCTGTCGGCACTCATGGCGCATATATTGATATAACAATAGATGAAAACACACCAGATGTACTTTATTATTGGTGCTATAATCATAGCAGAATGGGCGGCGAAATACAGGTAAGGAATAACTTTAATAATAAACAATTAAACCTTACGTCTAAACAACTACTAAAGAAGTTATTTGTGAATGATGTTGACTTAGACACATTAATCCTTCCTGGATATTCAGGAGGTTTAAACATATTAGACTGTTCTGGAAACAATATCAACAATATTAATATAACAAACCACCCATATATTTACTCTTTGAATGTTTCGGATAATAATATATCGTCATTAAATCTAAACAACTTTGGGTCGTTTGATGGCGATGGGTCAATTGACATTTCCCGAAATAATATTACTAATCTAACATTACCAATGTTCTACGGAGAAACAAAGTTAAGACATCTTTCGGCGCATGACAACCCACTAGTACTGGTTTCTATACAGGATAATAGTAAAATAGATGTCATAGATATATCATATACAAATCTTGCTTTCTTTGAACTACCATCAGGGACAGGGGTAAAGGAATTGTATATGCATAATTGTAGGTTGGGTGAAATATTAATGACAGGAACTATTGACAATAGCCTGGAACAATGTACAATAATAGATGTTTCTACTAACAACTTATCACAAGTTCCCTTTATAAGTTCAGAAAATCAGACCATACCTCGAAATATTGATTATATGAATTTGGCAAACAACAATCTTTCAACAAGAGCAATAAGTGAATTAATGCGTGCGTTAGTAAATTCCTATTCTGGTCACTTAACACCAAACTTGGTAGTAAATATAAAGAATAATGTAGGAACAGTTTCTAATACGGACATAAATACTTTAAGAGAAATATGGGGTAGTCGTTTAACTATTATTTATGATGTGTGATTTAAGGAGATGTGATGAAAGATAAAGATTTTGGTAGTTCTTCTTTTAAAGAAAAACTTGGTATGATGAAAAATTTTGCGTCCGCTGTTGTTTCTAGAGGACTTAACAACAAAAAAATAGACGAAGCAACTAAACAACTTAGGGTGTTGAGTTGTTTTGGTAACAATAATGAATTACCACCATGCGAATATCTTAAAAATAGTAAAACTGGAGAGGGTAAGCATTACTGCGGTGGTTGTGGATGCGGGGATAAAAAGGGAACGTGGTTAATGTCAGACGGGGAAAGTTATAGCAAATTAGATTATCCTAAGTTACACTGCCCTTTAGACATGCCTGGATTTGCAAATTATAAAGAGTCTGAATCTGATGAGTCGGTTGAACCAATAACAAGACGGTACTATATTGAAAATATGTCCCCCGAAGATATGAAAGATATATCGGTTTCACTTCCAGAACCACCGGAGCCGCCAGAAGAAAAGCCGCCAGAAGAAAAATAATCAGCAGACTACCATCTTTATAAATAAATAGGAATAGGAGTATAAAGATGGCATCATTATCTTCAAGAGATCAATTAATCGACTACGCTTTTAGGCGGCTGGGTGATCCGGTTATAGAAATAAACGTAGATCGCCAACAAGCAGAAGAGAGATTGGACGACGCGCTTCAATTATTCACCGAAAGACATTTTGACGGTGTTGAGAGGGCTCTGTTCACATATCAAGTAACTCAGTCTGACATAGACAACGGTTTTGTTAATATGGAAGATTTGGGTGCTGTTAATGGCGCAAGCGGCGCAACAGCAAGCACCGCTCCAACAGGTAAAGATGTTGTTAGTGTAATCAAGGTCCATAGATTTGGTGATGGAACAACTAACATGTTCGACGTTCGATATCAAATGGCTCTTAATGATTACTTTGGCATCAATAGAAATCTCTTCATGGGAACGGGTCAGGGTCTTGCAAGTTATGATAGTACTAAAAGATACATCAGTATGATTGAGCAGTTGTTTGAACCAGAGAAAATGATAAGGTTTAATAAGGTAACAAACAGGCTTCATATAGACATGGCCTGGTCAGAAGATGTTACAGTAGGTAAATATCTTGTAATAGAAGCATATGTGGCTTTAAGTCCTACTATATTTACAGAAATATTCAATGACATTTTATTAAAGAAATATGTTACCGCTCTCATTAAAAGGCAGTGGGGAGCAAATCTATCTAAATTTGATAACGTGGCTCTTCCTGGTGGAGCGACTATGCGGGGAGGAGAAATATTTAGAGAGGCACAAGAAGAACTTGATAAGTTAGAGGAAGAAGTAAGATTAACTTACGAGTTACCCATTGATTTTGGAATTGGTTGAACATGACTATTAACCCATACTTTAAAAAATACTCTGGCGATGCCAATGTTGTAGAAGATTTAACTATCGAAACCATAAAGGCGATGGGACACGATTTTGTGTATATACCGAGAACCTTGGTCGATGTTGATGATTTGTTTGGTGAAGATTTAATCTCCAAATTTGATGATGGTTATGAACTGGAAATGTATATTCAGAATGTTGATGGTTTTGAGGGTGAGGGTGACATACTAACAAAGTTCGGTTTGGAAATAAGAGATAGAATGACTCTTGTGGTTTCTAAAAGACGATTTGAAAAAGCAGTAGCAACATACGAGAGTAAGATAAAACGACCAAGAGAAGGTGACTTAATTTACTTTCCCTTCAGTAAAACTCTATTTGAAATTAATTTTGTCGAACACGAAAACCCATTCTATCAGTTGGGAAAACTCTACACATACGTTCTGAATTGTGAAGTCTTCACCTATAGTCAGGAAGATATTGATACGGGTATTTCCGATATTGATAAGGTTGAATCAGATCGACAAGACTTTATGATTAATCTACAATTAGGAAATCTGATAAGTGGTGCAACGGGTTACTATCAGGGAGAAACAGTATTCCAGATTAGTGGATCTACTGGTGGAGCATATTCATCGGCAACATCAACTGCAAATGTTGTAAACTGGAATGCAACAGGAAAGACACTTGGGATATCGAATCTTTCTGGAACACTCAGTACAGGCGCAACCGAGAGTATCAAGGGGGCAAGTTCTGGTGTCGAGTACTACATCTCATCCACAGAAACAACGACAGTTATTATCCCACAAGAACCGGCAAGTACCGATGAAGACAGCGGTGAAAATGACGAGTTTGGATTTGAAGCAGATAAAGGAAATATATTTGACTTCACTGATATAGATCCTTTTAGTGAGGGCAATTACTGATGTTTACTCATTTTTATAAAGAATCTATAAGAAAGATGGTTATAGCCTTCGGTTCGCTTTTTAATGACGTTCGCGTTGTTAGGAAGAATGCTGACGGCTCTGAGAAGGAACAAATTCGTTTACCGCTGGCGTACGGGCCCAAAGAAAAGTTCCTTAGAAGAATACGAGAAACAAGTAGTATATCAGATGATAACAAAGTTATAGAAGTGCCTAGACTATCGTTTGAAATAACAAACTATATTTATGACCCCAATAGAAAAAGAAACTCACTAACAAAGAGAAAAGCACAACAACTAGCAGGGCAAGGGGGCAGATACTCATATACCTATGCCGAAGTGCCTTATGATATATCGTTTACACTACAATCGTATGTTCGGCATATGGATGATGCACTTCAAATAACAGAACAAATATTGCCGTACTTTGCACCAGATTTTACGGTTACGATAAACTTTAACGATATTAATAAAAAAGTAGATGTCCCCATAACATTAAATGATGTTGCATTAATAGAGGAGTTCGAGGGAGCGTTCGATAGCAGAAGATTAATTACCACTCAATACACATTTACAGCAAAAACATATGTGTTTGGTCCAACAAAACAGACATCCTCCGAAGTTATTCAGAGCGCAGATATTACATACTTTGATCTTGAAGGATCTAATTTCAAAACTACAAGAGGTGTGGGTGGAACTGGTCCAACCGGTGCTGTGTTTAGAAGTATATACGGCGTAAGTGGTGGCGACGACACACTACTACATACATTCGGTTACACTGGTGATATTAAGACCGAAAAGTTTGTTGGTGGGGCCACCGGTTCTGATGGTATTGGACTTGATTACCTTGGAAATACATATGCGTGATGTGAAAAAAGAAACGGATGATATAATTTCAGATTCATTAGGTATATCTTTCGATGCTGAACCCGTGGAGAAGGCTCCATTGGCTAGGGTCATAGATGTTCCAAAGGAATTGATGACTATTGATACTAAATCTGACAAAGACTTCAGTGATGTAAGAAATAATCTTATAGAATTAATAGACACAGGAAAGATTGCTATAGAAGGCATTCTTAATGTTGCAGAAAATGGCGACCAACCCAGGGCATATGAAGTTGTATCTCAGATGCTGAAGACTGTTTCCGAACTAAATAATGATTTATTGGGCATACACCAAAAAGCAAGAGATGTGCAAAAGATTGATAATAAGTATACCCAAAACACTACTAATAACTCTATCTTTGTTGGCTCTTCCAGTGAACTTTTGGATATGTTAAACGAAGGTAGAAGTAGGACCAAACCTTTACAGAATGATACAGAGGATATAAATGAGTAGCAGAAAAGGCGGATACCTTGGAAACCCAAATTTAAAAGAGGGGGGAAAATCAATTGAGTTTTCCAAGGAAGAATTAAAAGAATTTATAAAGTGTTCCAAAGATCCTGAATATTTTATTAAGAAATATATCAAGATAGTTAGTCTTGATGAAGGACTTGTTCCATTTAACCTGTATGATTATCAGGAAAAAATGGTTGACACCATCCATAATAACCGTTTTGTTATAGCGAAATTGCCTCGTCAATCCGGCAAGTCTACAACAATCGTTTCTTATATTCTTCATTATGTCTTATTCAATCAGAGTATGTCAGTAGCAATTTTAGCGAATAAGCAAGCGACAGCGAGAGAAATTTTACACAGACTCAAACTTGCGTATGAGTATTTGCCCCTATGGTTGCAGCAGGGAATTATTGAATGGAATAAAGGTTCTATTGAATTGGAAAATGGTTCTAAGATTTTGGCATCATCCACTTCAGCGTCTGCCATTCGTGGTGGTTCATTTAACCTTATCTTCTTGGATGAATTTGCTCACGTTCCAAATAACATTGCAGAGGAATTCTTTAGTTCTGTATATCCAACGGTCACATCCGGTCAAACCACAAAGGTATTGATGGTGTCAACACCAAATGGATTGAATCTGTTCTATCATTATTGGATAGGTGCAAACAGAAAAAAAACGGACAAAGGTAAGAATGACTATATCCCCTTTGAGGTTCATTGGAGTCAGGTTCCCAAATATCCCGGTGGACCCCTGAGAGATGAAGCATGGAAACAGGAAACTATAGCAAATACAAGTGAAGAACAATTTGAATCAGAATTCGAATGTGACTTTCTTGGTAGCAGCAACACACTTATATCGTCTAAGAAATTGCATGAACTAGCATATAAAGATCCAATGATATCAACTCAAGAGGGAGTCGATATATATGAGAAGCCCAAAGAAGGTCATCAGTATGTTATATGTGTAGACCCCGCAAGAGGTGTGGGCAAGGATTATAGCACATTCACCGTGATTGATATATCAGACCCACCATATAAAATAGTTGCTAAATATAGAAACAATCTTATATCACCAATGCTTTTCCCAACTATTATTCGTTCTTTAGCAAAGCAATATAATAGATCATACACTCTAATAGAAATTAATGATATTGGTGCGCAGGTAGCAGATGTTCTTCATGATGATTTAGAATATGAAAATGTTCTTATGTGCGCATATATGGGGAGAAGGGGACAGACCATTACTGGTGGTTTCGGCGGTAGTGGACAATCACATTTTGGAGTAAGGACAACTATACCGGTAAAGAAGTTGGGCTGTTCTGTTCTAAAAAGTTTGATAGAAGAAAATAAACTTATCGTAGAAGATAGAGATACCATTCATGAACTTTCTACATTTGTAGGAAAACGTCAATCATACGAAGCAGATGATGGGCATACGGATGACTTGGTGATGACTTTGGTGTTGTTTAGTTGGTTAACTCGTCAAGATTATTTTAAACAATTAACAGACGTAGATGTTCGCACAGAATTATACGAAGAAAAAATTGAGACATTAGAAGAGGACGTATCCTTTTTTGGTTTTATATCTGATGGATCAGAAGAAGAAAGCACTTGGGACGGAAATGACAGATGGTACGATGAAAATAACAATTCTTATACATATTGATGACATATTCTTAAGAAAATAGCCATTCGAATCGAAGGTCTTAAAGGAGTTTTAATATGCCTTTCTCAGTAAGCCCAAATGTTAACGTAACCAAAAGAAATTTGTCCAACCTAAGCACCAACGTCTCTGACGTAATTGTGGGCTTTGTTGGTCGTTTTGACTGGGGACCGACCGGTGAAAATAAAGTTATAAGCAGCGAAGCAGAATTATACTCCATGTATGGCGCACCGGCGGCAAGTGCTACTGGTGGAATGGATTGGTGGATTGCTGCAAATGCTTTAAGTTATGGTAATGCTCTTACTGTTAGAAGATCGATTAGTTACGCAAATACTGCTACTAAAGCCACTGCTGCTGGTATGACAGCAGGGAACGCCGCAGGTTTCGGTGGCACAACAAATTCGCTACAGGCTCTTTACGCTGGCAAACTAGGAAACAGTTTACGAGTGGCTATAGTTGGATCCAAGGCGGGCCACGCTAACTGGAATTCGGGTCCAAGTGCTTCTGCATTGGGAACAACTCTTGGTGTTTGGAATTCCAATAATTATGGTTATGCTCCAACGACGACCGTTTTTGCTTCTGATAGAGGCGTGACCGGCGACGAACTACATATAGCAATTCTTAATGGCAGAACAGAAACAGCACTTGGTGTTGAGGATAGTATCTTAGAAGTATACACAGGTCTTTCAAGATGCACAAATGCGAAGGCTATTGACGGAAGCAATATCTATTATAAAGACTATGTTAACAACAACTCAAACTATATCAGAATACAAGACACTGGCCTTTTTGTAGGTGCCGACCCAACAATTTCCGATAATTCGGAGGATAATGCTTCGGTTACATTCTCGAACAACTGGGCATCGAGTATTGGATTAAATGGTATGACAGGCACATACAGTGGTGGAACTGGTGGTGTAACAGGAAATGTTGCGGTGACCTTCCTCACAGGTGCGGTAAACTCAACCAACTGGTATACTGCTGGTCGAAGTGCTGATTGGAGTACCGCGTTTGGCGATCCAGAGCAAAGTGATGTTGACATTCTGTTGGTTGGTGATCCCGCCGGAGGTATGAATAAGAAAGTCTCTAGTATCGCTCTAGACAGAAAAGATTGCGTAGCAATCTGTTCGCCCAATGGTGCGACTACCGCAACCTTCCATGTCACCAATGATTCAACACCAACCATAACTGTTGGTCAAGCAAAAACAGGACGCGATTTAGTGGGTGATAACTCATACGCAGTCATGGATAGCGGTTGGAAGTACATATACGACAACAGAAACGATGTCGGAAGATGGATTCCAATGTGTTCTGACAGCGCAGGTATCGTTGCAAGAACAACCAACAACAAAGATCCTTGGTTCTCTCCAGCAGGATTGAACAGAGGCGTTCTAAACAGCGTAATAAAACTCTCACTGAACCCAACAAGAATTCAAAGAGATGATCTTTACGCAAGTCAAATTAACCCCGTGACTACCTTCCCGGGTGAGGGCGCAGTATTGTTCGGTGATAGAACTCTACAAACAAGACCAAGCCCCTTTGATAGAATTCATGTTAGAAGATTGATGAATGTGTTAGAGAAGCAAATTGCTACAGCAGCAAAACTGCAACTCTTCGAGTTTAACGACAACTTCACACAAAGATCTTTTGTGAGTCTAGTAGAACCATTCCTGAGAAGTGTACAGGCAAGAAGGGGTATAGATTCCTTCTCAATCGTCTGTGACGATACCAACAACACTCAGGGGGTCATTGATGACGGTAGATTCGTAGCAGATATATTCATCAAGCCACTCAATGCGATTAATATTGTTCAACTTAACTTCACTGCTCAAAGTAATAGTGCAGCCTTTACTGAGAATATTGCATCAAATAGGGTTTCTTCTAACGAACTTTCTGGTTATTGAGTATAAATAATTAAGAAAGGAAAGGGAAAACGATGACAGTAAACGATATCACAACAATGTTGACTGAGGGGGGCAATTTAGCACGCCCATCTCACTTTAGGGTAACCTCTTCAAGATACCCCATGAGCGTGAATAGTTTCTTGGTTAAAGCGGCATCTTTGCCAGCAGCAACATTGAATACTATTGAAGTACCTTACTACGGAAGAAAAGTAAGAATTCCATCAACAAGAGTCTTTGACACTTGGAACATAACCGTGATATATGGTAAGGATAGCACAGGCAACATTAGAAGCGACTTCGAGACATGGATGAAAGAAGTTCAAGCACCCGTTTCAAACCTTATTGCAGGCACCGATGTACTGGAAGATTGGTACGTATCATTATTAGATCCAGCGGATTATACAACCATCAGAACCATACAAATGGTGGGTTGTTATCCGACAGAGTTGGGTAGTGTAGAGTTAAACCAAGAATCTGGCGAAGCATTATCAGAATTTACTGCAACCATACGGTACACTTACCACAAGAACGCATAAGGATAAATAAACAATGGCACTAGATAGTATAATCAACTCTTCGAATAACAATGTTTTTGTTCGTCCTTCCCTGTTCTTGGTATCTACGTCCTTCACAAACATGGACATTAATGTTGCGGCTAGTCAAGAACTGGGCGGTGGTTTACTTATAAAATCCACTACCTTACCAGGCACATCAATCGGCACAGTCGAAATTCCATACAGAGGAAGAAAGGCATATCTTCCAACCCACAGGCAATTGCCTGGTGATATATCAATGTCTATTATATACCACAAGACCAAAGATGGTTCTGATTGGCATAGCCAATTTACTTCTTGGATGGATTCATTTCAATCAGCAGCAGGGACAGAAATAGCAGGCTTGCCGAATCCGGTTAACGACTCGATGACAATCGAATCGAGAAATCCCGCAAATGCAGGCATCACCGAAGGCGACTACTTCCACAAATACACACTTTATGGTTGTATTCCAACATCAATCGGTGCTGCTGAGTTGAGTGCAGAAAGTGCTGATTCGTTACTTGAATTTACTATTAATATACAGTATACTTATCATAAGGTCGAAGTCGGTACTGGTGCTGATGCTGGTGCTGGTGGCGATGGTGCTGGCAGTAGTAATACATGAATTTTTTAATATGAGATGAACGGAGTGAAACATGCCACTAGATATATTCGGATTCAGTATAGGTAGAAAGACTGACAAGAAAATAGAAAATGCAGGTAAGTCCTTTGTAGAGCCAGACATTTATGATGGCGCACACACACTAGAAGACACTTCAGCAGGGGGTTTTTTCGGCTCCTATGTTGATTTTCTAGGTACAGCAAAAACAGAAAATGATTTGGTTGGGAAGTATAGGGCAATGTCTCTTTTCCCAGAAGTAGACCAAGCAATTGAAGATATTGTAAATGATGCAATAGTGGTTGGACCGCAGAATAAAATTGTGGACATTAATCTAGACCACACAAAATTATCCGATACCATAAAACAAAAAGTATCTAAGGAGTTTGAGCATATCATTTCCTTGTTGGATTTTAATAATAGGGGTTATGAAGTATTCAAGCGTTGGTATATCGACAGTAAACTATATTATCATATAATATTTTCTGGTGAAGATGAAGAAAGCATCAAGAAGGGGATATCTGAAATTAGGGCGGTTGACCCGATAAAGATTCGAAAGATAAGAAAGGTCACAAAAGAAAAGGTTGGAACTCATGGAACTAACGACCCAACTTCCATGCCTCTTGTTAAAAGCGTTGAAGAGTTTTTTCTGTTCACTGATACCACGCCCAACACATTAACACCAACAAATTCTTCTGGTATAAAGATCAATAAGGATGCTATTTGTTATATCAATTCTGGTGTTATAGATTCAAACACAAAGAGGGTTATGGGTTATTTACATAAAGCAATTCGCCCATTAAACATGCTTCGTCAAATAGAAGACGCTGTAGTAATTTATCGTATATCGCGTGCCCCGGAAAGAAGAATATTCTATATTGATGTTGGTAACCTACCAAAGCAAAAAGCAGAACAGTATTTACGAGACATAATGAATCGCTATAGAAATAAGTTAATGTATAATGCATCAACTGGTGAAATTCGTGATGATAGAAAACACATGTCTATGCTAGAAGATTACTGGATTCCTAGAAAAGAAGGCGGAAAAAGCACCGAAATAACTACCCTAGATGGTGGTCAAAATTTGGGCGAGATGGAAGACGTTTTATATCTTCAGCGTAAATTATTCCGTGCATTGAATGTCCCCCTATCAAGACTTGAAACCGAAGCGGGGTTTAATCTTGGTAGATCTACTGAAATAACAAGAGACGAAATTAAGTTTGGCAAGTTTATCAGTAGACTTAGATCTAAGTTTGCGAGTGTCTTTACGAATTTATTAAAAATTCAACTCATAAGCAAAGGTATTGTGAGTACTAATGATTGGAAATTACTAGAGCAGCAAATTAAATATAAGTTCCAGACAGATTCTTACTTCCAAGACCTGAAGGAAATGGAAATAATGAAAGAAAAAATGGATGTAATGCGTGAACTACAAGAATATGTCGGCACCTATTTTTCAAAAGAATATATAAAAAAGAAGGTATTGAATTTTACCGACGAAGAACTATTAGAAATAGACGGTCAAATACAAAAAGAAGCCCAAAAGGAACCCGAGGAAGAAGGTTCTGAAGAGGATTTATAAATTTAGGAGAAACTTAAATGGATTCATTACAGCCCACATATAAAGAAATGGTAAACGACGCAATACTTGAAAATGCTGCCGCATTTACCGAAAAGTTCATGGGCGTTATGTCTTACAAGTTGGCAACCACTGTATGTGATATGCGCAAAGATGTTGCTTCATCTTTACTTGACGAGACATACAAACTGGATGAAGCCATCGGAAGTGGCTCCAAATCATTCATTTTTAGATCACCCAAAGATGCGAAAGAATTCTCAAAGGGTCTTACAGAAGCCGGTATCAATAAGAGAAGTTTTCTAACTAGAGGAAACACCGTAATCATAAAGAATATTCCAGACAGAGATATGGAAGAGATGGTTATGAGTATGGCGAAAGATATGAAGGCAAGAATATCGGAAGAGTTAAACATTCTTTTACTTATGAAAGAGAACTTATCCGATAATTTAAAATTACCTGTAGTCCTCGATGATGAAACTTTTATGATTTTAGAGAGTGCAGATTGTGAAGCAATTATAAATCTGCACGATTCGTTGAATGCAGACAATCAAGAAAAACTAAGAAGAAATTTAATGGAAGGTAATGATAGTTTTACCAGAATTTTAAAGTTTGCCCATGAAAATTCAGCAAAAGAGGAAGGTTGATATGAACCGATCAGAAGAACTAATAGCAGCACTAGTTGACGAGAACTATCTTAAAACCAAAGAGATAGTACACGATGAACTTTATAATAAGGTTGGCTCTGCTATCGACGAAATCCGTGAGGATGCTTATGTTGCTGTTTTTGATGAAGCCAAGAAGGCAAAGAAAACAGATAAGGAAGATGATGGTGAAGGTATGGATCCTGTTGGAGCAGGAGACAGTGATGTTGATAACGATGGCGACAGCGATGAATCAGATGACTACCTAAACAATCGCCGCAAGACTGTCGGTAAAGCCATTAAGAAGAAAAAGAATGGCGATGACGAAGACGAAGAATTGGATGAAGCGCAATATAAGTCAAGAGCCGCGAGTCGTGGTCTGCGTGGGAGGGGTGCTGGCACATGAAACTAATAACAGAAATGACCGAATCGGTACAATTCATTACCGAAGATAAAGAAGGAAAGAAGAACTACCACATTGAGGGTGTGTTCATGCAATCCGGTGTAAAGAATCGTAATGGTCGCATCTACCCCAGTAATACTTTAGCAAAAGAAGTAGATCGTTATTCAGATGTCTATGTTAAGAATCAACGAGCAATGGGCGAATTAGGACATCCTGATGGACCAACGGTAAACCTTGAAAGAGTATCTCACATCATCACAGGTCTAGATCAGGATGGCGATAACATCAATGGTAAAGCAAAGATTTTAGATACACCATACGGCAAAATCGTCAAGAACTTAATGGACGAGGGTGCAAAACTTGGGGTATCCTCCAGAGGAATGGGATCAATCAAACAACTAGACAACGGCATCAATGAAGTACAAGAAGACTTTATGCTAGCCGCAGTAGATATTGTCGCAGATCCATCTGCTCCAAATGCATTTGTTAATGGTATTATGGAAGGCAAAGAATGGGTTTGGGATAACGGCATTGTAAAGGAAGTTCATATTTCTGAATATCAAAAAGAAATTGAACGAACATCTCGTAGAAATTTAGAAAAAAAAACAATATCATTGTTCAGTGATTTTATCTCAAAATTATAGATTTTATATATATTAGCGTAGAACTAACAAGGAGTTATACCAATGGCTAAGCCAGACCCAATTGAAACCGTTCGAAAAATCATTGCAGGGAAAGATACTAATATCGATCCTAATGATTATGGTCTTAAGACCTTCGCAGACGAAGACCCTATTGAAGAAGCCGATAAGAAGATGGGCGTTGTTGACGCTAAAAGCGAAGAAGACCCCGATCTTTACCAAGACGCAGAAGGCGGCCATGCTAAGATTGATACCGATGAATTAGAAGGCGGTAAAGAAGCAAAGGTTCCAGCAAATGGTGCCAAGAAGAAGAAGAAGAGTTCTGCGGCGAATACCGCATCAATTGCCGGTAAGGCAAGGGGTGAGATGGGCGATGCAACTGTCCCCGCTACTGAGCATCTTGAAGCCATCTTTGATGGCGAAGATCTCACGGAAGACTTCATGACTAAAGTTTCTACAATCTTTGAAGCAGCAATCAACGAACGAGTTTCGGCTAGAGAAGCAGAACTCCAAGAAGAGTATGAGTCAACATTAGCAGAACACCTTGAATCTGTTACTGTTCAATTGACTGAGAAGATTGATGATTACCTTGGCTATGTTGTTGAAGAGTGGGTCACTGATAATAAACTAGCACTTGAAAATGGTTTACGTGCAGAGATTGCTGAGAACTTTATCCAGGGTCTTAAGGGTCTATTCCAAGACAATTATGTTGATCTTCCAGAAGAAAAGGTTGACCTTTTCACAGAGGTCAATGAGAAGAACGAGCAAGTTGAGACTGCTCTTAATGAGCAAATCAACAACAATATTGAACTAAAGAAATCTATCCTTGAGTATCGCTGTAACGAGATTCTTGAGAACTCTTGCCGCGATCTGGTTGATACCGACGCAGAAAAACTTCGAACACTAGCAGAAGGTATTGAATTCGAAACTGAAGATCAGTATCAAGATAAGGTTTCAGTCCTTAAGGAAAGTTATTTCACCGGTGAAGTCACTGAATCATTAGAGTTTGATGACACCGAAGAGGATCTTTCAGAAATTAAACAAGAACTTACAGAAGGTCGTATGGGCAATTATGTTGATGCACTTTCTCGTACATTAAAGTAGTAAAATCTAACAGTCATTAGGAGACACAAAATGGATTTCGATAACGCCCCAAGATACGATCTTCTGGAGGAGAAGTGGGCACCCGTGCTTGAACACGATTCACTTCCCAGCATTGAAGACGATTATAAAAAGAAAGTAACTGCTGTTCTTCTTGAGAACCAAGAGAACGCAATGCAGTTGAACGAAGTACACAATAACGCTGCTGGTGCTTCAGGTCTGTCCGCATCAGATACAACCACAATGGCTGGTTATGATCCAGTGCTTATGAGCCTGGTTCGTCGTGCTATGCCAAACTTAATTGCATATGACATTGCTGGTGTGCAGCCAATGAGCGCACCCACCGGTCTTATCTTTGCAATGCGTGCCAAGTACACCACTCAGAGTGGTACAGAAGCACTGTTCAATGAAGCCGATCCACGCTTCTCCGCTACTGGTGGTTCATTCAGTGCAGATGCCGGTCTTTCATCTGACCCATTCCCAGGCACAACCAAAGATACCGACCAGACCGGGGCTGGTGGTGATGTGGCCACGACGCTAACCTCATTATACGGCGCAAACTTCGACGGTATGGATAGAAATACCGCTGAAGACCTTGGTGCCAGTGGTCGCGCTTTCCGTGAGATGGCATTCAGCATCGAGCGAACGTCTGTAACTGCTAAGACTCGCGCCCTCAAGGCAGAGTACACAACCGAACTCGCTCAAGATCTCCGTGCTATCCACGGTCTTGATGCCGAGACTGAACTCGCTAACATCCTCACTGCTGAGATTCTTACTGAAATCAACCGTGACGTTATGCGTGCAATCTACTTCGGTGCTAAACTTGGTTGTCAGCAAACCGACCTCATGAATGATGGTCGTTATAACCTGGCAGGCGACTCAGATGGTCGTTGGTCAGCAGAACGCTTCCGTGGTTTGATGTATCAAATCGAACGCGAAGCAAACGTCATTGCAAAGCAGACTCGTAGAGGCAAGGGTAACTTCCTCGTCTGCTCCTCAGACGTTGCATCAGCACTCGCAATGGGTGGATTCCTGAACATCTCACCTGCTCTTAATCAGAGTCTTAACGTAGATGACACTGGCAGCACTTACGCTGGTCTTCTAAACGGTAAGATGAAAGTTTACATTGATCCTTATTCACAAGAAAATGTAAACTTCGCATGTGTTGGCTACAGAGGTAGCAACCCATACGATGCTGGTATGTTCTACTGCCCATACGTTCCACTCCAGATGGTGCGTGCAGTTGGTGAGAATACCTTCCAGCCCAAGATTGGTTTCAAGACTCGTTACGGTATGGTCAACAACCCATTCGTTTCAGCCGCCAATGTTGGTACGGATCGCTCTAATCCATCCAGTAGTGATGCTAAGAGAGCCAACCAATATTATCGCATCTTCTTGGTCGATAATATCCACGGTAACGGTTCCTGATCTTAATCCTTGATCCTAAAAGGCACGGGAGTATAAAACCTCCCGTGCCTTTTTTGTGCCTACATATAATTAGAGGAGTACTGTATGTCTGTAGAATTTCCTATAATTGGTGGAGGAACATCAGGTCAATTAGACCCGTCAACAAGACAACCTGATACTGATAATTATTTAAAAACTAATAATTATAAGTTTACAATTACCCGATGTCCCCTCATAGAATACTTCATACAAAGTATAAATCTTCCTGGTATAAGTGTGGGAATGACAGAATTTCCTACAAGATATGCAACTCAGGTGAAACTCCCAAACAATTTAGCAGATCACGGCGAATTAAGTATCAGGATGATTGTGGACGAAAAGTTAAAAAACTTTATCGAGATGTATGAATGGATAAAGGAAACTGTACCGCTAAGAGAAATTGGAAACGATCCAAGTACATATTTCAGTACTGCAAATTTATTAGTATTAAATAGTGGATTTACACCTGTTGTTGATGTAGAATTCGTTAATGTGTATCCAACAAGATTGGGAGATATACCGTTCACATCAGCACAAACAATGACTGAACCTGCGGTGATAGATCTTAGTCTTTCTTATAGTGGTTATATAGTAAAGGATCTTACATGAATCTGAGTGAAATTAAGATTATGGTTGTAAAAGATATTGAGTTTGATGAAACAGAATTAGATAAAGAATCCCTTAGAATACCCCAGTTACATAACAAATACCTAGTCTTTCTTACCGACGAAAAGATTATGTTGGAGAAGTACCAACAGGAATTGAGAGTATTGGTCAGGAAGAAATGGTTATATTACACCGGTAAGATGTCCGAAGAGGAACTAATAGAAAACAATTGGGAACCGTTTAATTTAAATATACTCAAATCCGATGTCGATAAGTTTATAGAATCTGATACTGAAATACTTCGTTCGCGCGCCATTGTTCGTATGCAAGAAGAAAAGATTAATTACCTAGACTCTGTGGTAAAGGCAATTAATGGTAGACAATGGAATATTCGAGCCGCGATAGATTGGATGAAGTTCACACATGGAATTCAATGATGGATGTAGATATATCTGATCTAAATGATGTTTATATTAAAGTGGATTGTGAAAGATCTATAGCGAAAGAGATATCAGATTTCTTTACTTTTACAGTCCCCAATTATCAGTTCACCCCAGCATATAAGAAAAGAAAATGGGATGGAAAGATAAGGTTATATAATATTCATACTCGGGTGATCTACAAGGGTTTATTGGATTATGTAATATCGTTCTGTAAAGACAGAAATTATACATTTAATATATCAGAAGTAACATCTCCCGGCTCACCACCCGGGCCCCCGGGTGGCATCGAAGAGTTTATAGATTCTTTAAATCTTTCTGTAAATAATAAGAAAATAGAACCCTATTCCCATCAAAAAGATGCAGTTTTACATTCAATAAAAAACGGCAGGGCACTTCTTCTCAGCCCGACCGGGTCGGGCAAGTCATTGATAATTTATATTTTATTAAGATACTATCTTTCTATTATTCCAAAAGATAAGAAACTACTTATTGTGGTTCCAACTACGAGTCTTGTGTCCCAACTCTTCAGTGATTTCAAAGATTACTCTTCCCTGAATGGGTGGGATGTAGAAGAAAACGTACACAAGATATTCTCAGGTCAAAGCAAAGAAACAAAAAAGCAAGTGGTCATTAGTACTTGGCAAAGTCTTTATAAAATAGACCCCAGATATTTCTGGGACTTTGAGGTTGCTTTTGGAGATGAGTGTCACCTGTTCAAAGCAAAATCCCTCACCGGCTTGATGGAAAAACTAACCAATGCAAAATATCGTTTCGGTACTACAGGTACTCTCGATGGTTCTAAGACACATAAACTAGTGGTTGAAGGTCTGTTTGGTAGGGTGTTTAAAACCACAACCACAAAGGAACTCATAGAGAAAGATTTACTCTCTCAACTCGAAATAGAATGTCTTGTAATGGGTTATAACCAGCAGGAAATAGAGACTATAAAGAGAGCCTCATATCAGGATGAGATAGCATGGATAATTAAAAATACGAAGAGAAACGCTTTCATATGCGACCTGGGTGCGTCTCTGAAGGGAAATACTCTTCTCCTATTCAACTTCGTAGAGAAACATGGTATACCATTATATGAGAGATTAAAGAGTAAAAAGGATGATGTGTATCTCATTCATGGTGGAACTGATATAGATCAGAGAGAAGAAATAAGACACATCGTAGACAATAATACAAACTCCATACTCGTTGCATCCTATGGAACATGTTCGACGGGAATCAACATAAAAAATATACACAACATCATTTTCACATCCCCCTCCAAGTCAGTAATACGGGTTCTTCAATCTATAGGAAGGGGACTAAGAAAATCGAACCAAAAGGACAAGGTGAGGGTATATGATATAGCAGATAATCTTTGCTATAAAAAATGGCGTAACCATACTATGAGACATTTGGACGAACGGGTTAAGATATATAATAATGAGAAGTTTCGATATAACGTAATATCAATTGGGGAAAAGCAATGAAGAAGAAAATTACTAGTAAGAACACAACAGTTTACAGATTGCTAAAGTTAACGACTGGTGAGGAAATAATAACAAGGATTGTTGGTCAATCAAAGGACAAATATATCATTACAGATCCTATGGCATTTTATATTCAACCTATCTTTAACGGGATGAATGTGAATCAAATGACCGTACTTAAGAAGTGGTCAGAGCATTCAGCAGATAGGAAGATAAAAATACCGAAGAGTATGGTTCTGCTTATCACTAAGCCAACAAAGTCAGCGGTCGAATTATATGAATTAGAAATTGATAGAGTATATAATAACCCAGTAGAGAAAAAGATAACCAATTTAAATGATCTATTGAACACGAATAAAACACCATTCGATTTTCCTAATAAGGAACAATTTGATATGGATTCTACACCTCAAAGTATTTTTGAAGATGTAAAAAATATAGACAAAGATAAAGAGGATATAGATTTTATTATGATGTCGCTGGTGTTACCACCATCGATCATAAAAGATCTTCTTGATGGTGGTTATTTGGATGACGAAGATCTTACAGACATGTTAGAGGAATATGAAAAGGAAATGAAAAAAGAATTACCAGATTATACTGGCGAAGACAAAGATCATCCTGATTTCGGAAATAGGTTTACCGACTGGGATTTTAATACAGATGGCGAAGATTATAAGTAGTACTAATAGTGTACTATGTGGCTTATATGATCGTTGACACTCCCGAGTGTAACGGGGTTTTTTGAGTTGTCAAGTTAAAAATATTAATTTTATTTAGGGCTTGCATGTGAGAGGGTAAGGTATATAATATATTCATGAACGAAAAGGACAAAAAAAAGAAAGAGTCCAAGCCTCATTACATTGACAACAAACAATTCTTTGCTGCAATGTGTGAATGGAAGGTTCTTGTTGTCGAGGCCGATGACTTGGGCGAGCCAAGACCACCGATAACTACTTATATTGGTGAGTGTTTTATGAAAATAGCAGAACACCTTTCTTTTAAAGCAAACTTTGCAAACTATCCTTACAAGGAAGAAATGATAGGCGATGCAATTGAGAATTGCATTATGTACGCGCATAATTTTGACGCATCAAAATCTAAGAATCCCTTTTCCTATTTTACTCAAATAACTTATTACGCTTTCCTTCGACGAATAGAGAAAGAAAAAAAACAATCCTATATAAAATTTAAGTTGCTTGAGAGTCAAGATGATGTCATAATACAGAAGTGGTATAGAGAAAACTATTTCGAGAAGAAAGACGATATGAATGTTAAAGATGCTATGCAAGATGCTTTTCAGGTAAACGATACAGACATTAAAAAATTCACGCCCAAAAATAAAAAGAAGACCAAGAAGAAATCTGGTAAACTAGATCAGTTCATGGACAAGAAAGACACGGATGAAAATAGCACTGATTAACGATTTGCATTTCGGAGCGAGATCAGACTCTCAACTATTTTTTGATTATTTTATGAAGTTCTTTGACGAGGTATTTTTTCCATACCTCTTAGAGAATAACATAAAAACTGTTATACATGCGGGCGATCTAATGGATCGCCGCAAGTTTGTCAACTTCAACATATTAAATCAAGTTAGAGAGAGGTTCATAAGTAAACTTCATGAATATGATATCGAATTCCATTGTATACTTGGTAACCATGATGTGTATTATAGGAACACAAATAAAGTAAATTCTCTCAGAGAACTTTTTAGTGATGACATTAGTGTTTATGAAACCCCCGTTATCAAGAACTTTGACGGCTTGGATATAGCACTTGTTCCTTGGATTAATAAAGAGAATTATAATGAGTCTGTTGACTTCATTAAAAACGCAGCAGCCCCTATACTGATAGGACATCTTGAGTTAGATGGTTATCAAGTTATGCGCGGAATAAAGCATGTGGGTGGAATGCGTTCTGATATTTTTGATCGGTATGAGAAAATATTCTCAGGGCATTTTCATTGTAGACAGGATAGTGGAAACATATATTATCTTGGAACTCAGTACCAGATAACATTTTCTGATCTAGAAGAGAAGAAGGGTTTTCACATTCTGGATACGGATACTAGAGACATCGAGTTTATCGAGAATCCAAATAGAATGTTTCATAGGTTATTATATAATGATGAAAATGGACCAATCGATATTGATTCTTTAGATTTCTCCAATCTAAATCAGTGTTATGTTAGAGTGGATGTGGTTAATAAAAATCACCCATATAGTTTTGACAGATATATGGATAAGTTGTATGAGTGTGGAGCAGCAAAGGTAACCACGATAGAAGATTATGATTGTTCTGATGAGAATGAAGATGAGATGGTTGACTTAGCACAAGATACTGTTACAATAATCAATAATGAAATTGATACGCTAGAAGAAATACAAGACAAAGATAGAATGAAACGTCTTATTAAAGATCTGTATATGGAGAGTTTATCTTTATGAATATTTTTGTTTTGGATGAAAGACCAGTGTGGTATGATTGACGCATTGACAAAAGCACTGCCCCTAATTGCTGCAATTCTTTATAGTATTGTGGCAGTTGGATATGGGTTGAAGAAGGAATGGGCATGGTGTCTTGTTTGGGCTTCTTATGCGCTTGCTAATGTGGGACTTGTTGTGGTATCTATGACTGGAGAAGTTGAATGAACACGGTTAAACTGGCGCGCACAGTCATTAATTGGTGCAGGAACTTCTTTTATATTTCTGAGGATGTAACTATAAATTTTAAAATTGATATTTATGAAGACCTTGACTGCTGGGGGGACTGTGAGCAAACAGATGATAAAACGTACATGATACGGGTTTCCGACAAGCAGGGGCTGAGAGATTTTGTTGCCACTATCGTCCATGAGTTTGTCCATATAAAACAATGGGAAACTGACAAATGGGACGGGGACGGAGAAGCAGAGGCAAATCAGTTGCAGTATGCTGTTACAGATAGGATGTGGTCAGAGGGTGTTTTATGATATTATTCAAAACACTTTCTTGGCGAAATTTCCTATCAACGGGAAACTATAAAACGACATTAGATTTAACTAGACATGAGAACACTTTAGTCTCGGGTGATAATGGTGCTGGTAAATCAACGATGCTTGATGCATTAACCTTTTCCCTTTTTGGAAAATCGTTTCGTGGAATTAATATTCCACAACTGCCCAACTCTATTAACGAAAAGAATTGCGAAGTAGAAATTGAATTTGTAATAGGGAAAGATGAGTATCGTGTTTTAAGATGTCTTAAACCAAAAAGGTTTGAGATATACAAGAACGGTGATTTGTTACCACAGGATTCCAAGTCAAAAGACTATCAGAAAATTCTCGAAGAACAAATTCTTAAGATGACATATAAGTCATTCTGTCAGGTGGTTATTCTGGGGTCTTCAAATTATATTCCGTTTATGCAACTTACCGCAGCAGATCGCCGTTCGGTTGTTGAGAACTTGCTAGACATTGATGTGTTTTCTGTGATGAACGCATTGGTAAAAACTAGAATCAATCTTGTTCGGGAATATATCAAGGATATAGATCATAAAATAGAACTCACCCGAAGCAAAACAGAAGAGAAGAAAAAACTAATAGACACGCTAGAGAAGAAATCTACTGACTCGGTGGAGAAGCACAATAAGGAAATAGAAACTTCTTTGTCTCAGATAGAAGAATTGACTAGAGAACGGGACGAGTTGCAGAAACTAATAACGGAAAACTTGGATAGTATAGAAGACAGAGAATCAACCCCTAAAGATTTATTGAAAATGGAATCTGAACAAGAACAATTAAAGTCTAAGATAAAGATGATAGATTCTGGTCTTAAGTTTTATGATGAAAACGATACCTGCCCATCATGCAAGCAAAATATTGAGGTGCATCATAAGAACTGCATACTGAAGGAGAAGGGAGAAGAAAAACAGAAACATGTCTCGCAGATGAATGAATTATTGACGGACATTGAACAGATGGAAGAGCGGTTAAGTAAAATTAATTATGTTTTGGGGGATGTTAGACTTCTTGAGAAAAATGTTTCCGAGAAGCAAAGTAGAATTGGCGGCTTAAACCAATACATTAATAAAATGAAATGTGAACGAGATTCATTGCTTACAGAGGGAACAGAAGTTTCGGTTGCAAAAGAGGAATTTAACACTCTTATAAATGAGGGAAATGGTTATGTCGAGAACAGAAAAAATTTAATAGAAGATCAACATTATTATAAGATAGCAACTGGTATTTTAAAGGATAGTGGAATCAAGGCAAAGATAATAAAACACTATCTTCCAGTTATGAATAAGTTGATTAATAGATATCTAGTAGAAATGGATTTCTTCTGTCAGTTTAATCTGGATGAAAATTTTAACGAGACAATCAAGAGTCGTCACCGCGATGAGTTTACATATCATAGTTTCAGTGAGGGTGAACGGTTGCGTATTGACCTATCCCTACTTCTTTCTTGGAGAGAAATTGCACGGCTGAAGAATAGTGTTAGTTGTAATCTGTTGATTCTGGATGAGGTGTTTGATTCTAGTTTGGATTCTGTTGGTACAGAAGAATTTTTGAAATTGTTGGTGACATTTGGAACCCGTGCGAATATATTTGTCATCAGTCACAAGTCTGATTCAATGACGGACAAGTTCCAGAATCATATTGTGTTTGAGAAGAAGAACAACTTCAGTAGGATAAAATGATGGGAACAGAACAAATAGGAATGGGTGTTGTTGGTGCAAGTAGATCTATAGAATACAGCACACCATTAGAAATAGTAAATCCTCTCATAGAAGAATTTTCTTTAACGAGAGATGTTTGTGCAAGTAAAGAAAATTACAAATTAGATAATTACTGGACTATTGATGATGACGCATTATCAAAAACTTGGGATGGTAACTGTTGGATGAATCCTCCATTCGACAGAAAATTGGGAACATGGGTTAGAAAAGCACATTCAGAGAGATATAGTGGAACAAAGGTATGTTTGTTTCCTGTTAGAGCAAATACTAAATGGTGGGCAGAGGTTTGTGTCGATAGTGAAATTAGATTTATAAACGGCGAAGTAAATTTTAATAATGAACATAGAGGATTGTGGGCAGCGATGTGTATTATGATTTTTGGTGAACAAGCAAAGGTAGGCACATTTTCTGTGATTGATTATCGTAAAAAAAGAACAACTTCAGTAGGATAAAATGATACCATTTTTTGGAGATATATAAGATATGGCAAAGTACAAAAACAATCTATCATATGCGCAGTATATAAAGGAGGGGCTTCTATTGTTAAGTTCTAACTTGGGTGTGAAGGTATATAAACGAGCGGGTGGTGATCCTCAATTAAAAATGACTTTTGATAAGGATTTGGATTATAGGGTTCTGTTTACTTGGAGGGGTGAAGCAATACAAAATAGTCAATTTGTAGTTGATAGGCAATTTTGGAATATGTTAAATACTAATGATGGCAATAGAGATCATATGAGAAGGTGGGCAGATCCAAAACTAGAGGCGGTAAAGGACGCTATAGAAAGAGGAAAGAAAAAGAAGACTTAGAATGGCCGAACCAAGAGATCTATATAAAAAATATTTGGCAGAGACTCTATCCGATCTTGTGGATGGAACTACTCCTGTTTCTGGGGGAACGCCCCATATGAGGGGAAATTTTAAAATAACCCCGAGGATTGGCCCAATACCCACAGAGACACAAGAGACAAACGTGCAATATATGCAGGACTTGGCAAAGCGTTCTAATTATGAAAACAGAAGAAAAGAAGGCTTGTCGGATTATAATTATGATGCTGTTCCCAAAATTAAAGATACTGCGTATGGACATGCGTTGGGTCTTAAAAGTACAATTCGTAATGATATTTCGGCTGGTCCATTTAGGTCTGATATGCTTGCGGGTTCTTTTTCTATTGGCGGAGTTGAATTTGATGTTAGGAATCTACAGACCAATGATAAGACTGTTAACGAAGCGTTACTCACTTTAATAACAGAACTTTTATTATTCATTAATGGTATCAAAGGAAGTGAAAAATATAAGGGGGTATTGAATAGTTACGTTTCTGATATAGATACTTTACCACAATCCATAGTAAAGGAAAATATATCACTACCTGTCATAGATTCTAATTGGGCATATCCGGGTCCGGTTTACCGAGATATAAACCTCCCTCATACTTACAGAGTTAAAGAAAGCGATCAGAGTTATTGTGGTAAGTGTTTTAATTATGTGGGCAGTGGTTCGGTAGGGAAATGCCATAGATATAATAACGCAGTTAGTCCATATTATGTTTGTAATGCATACGACGAAAGAAATACGAGTTTTTATGCCGGGGATTATAAGGGCCGATTTAAGGCGACTGACGAGCAAGGAAGAAATGTTTTTTATTATAAAGGCGATGTTGTGAAATTTAAAAGCAAGACTTATATAGCAATTAGGAACACATCTGCTACAGTAGGATCTCCTATACATAGTAATAGCGGATGGAGATTGATCGACGAGGAAATTCTTGACGGAGGCGAATTTTAAAATTCGTATTATATGATGAGTAGTTTAGTTTATAGAGATGTAATACCTTCTGTTGGCGGAAATCAATTCTTCTATGCAAGAATATTGGGATGTAGTCATGTGGGTGGTGTTTGGGGTGGTCTTAACGGTGATGTTGTAATAGATGTGATGACTTCCGATAGACAGAAGTATAGTACTTATGCTTGGGAAGAAGTCACACCCCAACAAACTGGGGGTAAAATTATATGGGCCCGTGGCAACAGGAGTTCGTATTCATTTTACGATCCTTCGTATGATCCGATTGAACCCGGTGAAACTGAAGATTGGACTAATCCAGAAACAGGGGAAGTAGAACAGGCATGGGTTCCGGGTACAACACCCGATGGTCCACAGTCAGGACTTTACTCTGATATTAATACTCTTGATGAATATTTTGAAGACCAATCAATAGAAAATGAAGATGGCAAAAAACCTGATTCGAAGTTTAGAGATAGATCTCTCTATAGGGAATATGTTGATGAGAAGGTAGATAGAATAAATGATTTGAATGTTGATTATGATCCATTCGCTGGCGAAGACAACCAACAAGATTCCTGGCCTTCCGATGACCCCGATAATGATTGGTGGGAAGATGCCTTTCCCCCCGGTGACCCCGGTAATGATTGGTGGGAAGATAATATGGATCCGAATAATCCAGAAACACTGCCGGGGAATACTGGCGATTCGCAAAAAATATTATTCGGCGGCGTTCATGCGTTGAACATATCAGAATATAATAGGTATCATAATCCTGCTTCTTCTGTGGGTAGTATTGTTTTGATGCAAGAACTTATGGGTGATGGTGGAAGCCCAAAATATTATTTTGATGCCCCGGAAACAAGGACTGC